CCCCGCCGCGTCGATATCCGACCCGCCGGTGGCGCGCGTGACCACCAGCGGCGTGGGCACCACGAGGTCGGTCGCGAGCAGGTTCAACGTCGGGCCGAACCCGTTGTCGCGCAGCCGCGTCTTCAACAGGCCCAGGTAGGGCCGGTTGAGGCGCGGCATGGAGAGCGCGGCAATCACCCGAAGGCCCGCAGCACGGCGACCAGGGTGCGGTCGCCACCCTGGTTGACAGGCGAGGCAGCGGTGCCTGACCGGAACCGGATTTCCTCGATCCCATTGAACGCGCCAGCCGGTAGCGCGATCCACGTCCCGGCAGTGACGATGAAGGTCACCTCGTTACCATCCGCGTCGCGGAGGTTGTGCGGCGTGACGCCGCCGTCTCGCGAAACCTGCACGGTGATGTTTGCCGTCGTCCACGTCGAGGGGATGATGAGCCCTACGAGATTGCCGCTGTTGAGGCGCACCCATCCAGACAGCGCGGCACCGCTCGCGATGACCGCTTCATATTCCCACTTCTTGCCGCCGAGGTCGGTCATTTCCGTCTCCTGCTATGAATGAGTCTGGTCAGCCGAAAGTGAAAAGACCCGCCGCGTTCACGTTGATGGTCAGCGCGCCCGAGGACACCATGATGCTACCACCTCCGGTGTCGAGGTCCGCGTATCCGAGCAAAAGGTCACCCGGCGCCAGCGAGCCGCCCGCGCGCTTCGCGATGACAATATACTTGCACGTGAACGTCGCGCTGGTCCACGACGGGTTCGTGGTCTCGTCCACTGTCACCGTGCCGCCCGTGCGCGAGACGGCCAGCGTGCCGAGATCGACGCCGCCGGTCGCGTAGCCGGAGCCGTTGGGCACCTCGTTTGCCGAAACGTCGCCGGCGTGTAGGACGACGTCGCGAGGAACGCCGAGAAGTTGTCGGTGCTGGCGTCAATCAGCCCGGTGATGAGCGCTTCGCGCGCTGCACCGTAAACGGTGAAAATTCCGACAGGCATCTAGGTCGTTCCTTGAGCCGCGAGGGCGAAAAACCAGAGGATTCGGTGTATACAGAACTTAGCCTCTAGTGTGAAGGGAGTTCTTGACTAGAAGGAAATAGTAGGAGCGTGGCCCGTAACCACGATCGAGGTTGGACTCCCCATCGTCAGATTCCAGCTTGCGCCGACCTCGGGAGCCCGGCCGGTCAGCGTGAGCGAAAGCGGAGCAGGGAGGTCGAGCGTGCGGCTCAGTCGGCGGTTCACATCGAAGACATACTCCTGCCAGGAGTCGAAGCCATCCCGCACGCTCTTCACGCGGAAGGTCCACTTCGGTTCCGTCGGCTCGCCGTCCGACGAGATCATGGTTCCGTCGTAGGTCCACGTCTTGCCCGTGATGCCGGAAGCAGTTCGCAACAACGTAGCGCCGTCGTAGACACGAACGGTGTAGGTGGTGCCCGCCTCCGGGCCTACGCTGCCATCCTCGTGCGGCACAAGCTGGTCAGCTTGCAACACGCGGTCTCGATCTTCCCACGTCAGGACGACGTCGCCGGTCGCCACTTCTTCATCGGTCACGAAGTCGCCGAACGGAGTGCCGTTCACCTTCAGATCGCCGGGTGGATACGGGCGCACCTGACGCGATGCCATGGTGATCGAACTGGCGGTCGCTTCGTCGAGCGTGAGAAGGTCTGACGGCGTGCGCGTCAGCAGCTTCACGTCGATGATCTCGGTCGTCGCGTAGGTTCGATCGTCGGAGCCGACTGCGTCCTCGAAGAACCACACACGAGCACCGGCGGAGTGCGTCGCCGGGATCGTATCCACCACCCCGCGCGCGATGGTGATCTGCTTCGTGTCGTTGTCCACGGCCAGCACCGCCACGGTCTCGTCGTCGATCAGCGCTGCGGTGTCGGGCAGAATGCCGCTGAGGTCAGCAGACGCCGCGAACGAGACGATCGTGTCGTAGTGGCCGAGCGCGTCGAGCGAAAGCGCGTTCGGCGTCCAGTCGCCCGTGCCTCGCACCGTCATGGTCTCGCCCGTCGCTGAGGTGGCGAGATCGTAGTTGATCGAGGTGCCGGTAGGCGGCGAGGCCAGGATCGCGAGCCCGCCGTCATCATCTTCGACCGTCGCAAGATCGGCGGGTGACAGGTTGCGCGCAATCTCGCGGTAGGTCGTCTCTTCGAGCCGGGAGACGCCCACCTCGAAGGCGGTGTTGTCCGGCGGCGTCCAGGCGCCCGGCAGTTCTGGAATGGTGTAGCCGGTCTCTGGCAGGCCAAAGACGTCCTCGATCGCCGTGACGTTGATCCGGCCGTCCTTGAGGTCGGTGTCCTCGACCGCCCCGACGCGCAGGATCACGGACACCAGCCCGCGGTCGGCCGCGGTGATCTTGAAGACCATGCCGCGCGACAGCTTCCACGCGCGCCGATCGAGCGTGACCTTGAACCGCTTCAGGAAGGCGCCCTGCTGGTTCAAGTCGCGCGTGGCCACCCGCTGCGCCAGGGACGCCGTAGGCAGCCCTGGGTAGGCCGCCGTGGTGCTGGCGACGTCACCGAGCGACTGCATCAACGCAAGGCTCTGCGCGCGAGTGGAGGCATCCTCACCGGTCGCGGCGTCTACGTAGTTCACGATGACCTCGCTGAAGGCACTGTCGCCGCCGCCGGTCTCGTCCTCCTCGATCGACAGCAAACCGGAGTTGTAGTCGAACACAACCAGACTGTCGGGGTTGTAGTCAGCGCGGATCAGGCGAATGCCGATCTTTCCTGTCTCGTTGTCGGTGAACCGTATCGCCCCGATGTGGTTGAGCACGGAGTTGATGAACTCGTTGAGGTCTCCCTGGCGAGTCCACTTCAGGCACAGCCCGAAGCCCTCCGCGCACAGCGTGTTCGCTGCGGACACGAAGGAATCCTCATCCAGATCGGTTGGATCGAGGCCGCGCCCCCACAGTCGGTTCGTGAAGCACTCGTAGAGGATGTGCGCGGGGTTCATCGCGAAAATCTGGCCGCCTCGTCCATCGTCCAGCATCACGCGTGCCTTGTTCGCATACCAAGGTCCGGTGCGAGCCGGGTTCGCGTCGTCGAGGTCCCATCCTGCATCCCACCGCGCGATGCGGAACTCCCACGGCTTCGGGTATGGGTTGTTGGCCGCGATGCGCCCGCGGAAGGTGAACGTGGTGGTGCCGCGGAACTCCGGCACGAGCCCGCCCATGAGCGACTTGAACAGAGTCGAGAACATTTGCCCGGTCTGGCCGAGATAGACGCCGAAGGTTCCCTGGATGCCGCCTTCCTTGGTCTCTCCGCCGAAAAGGTCCTGCTGCTCGATCGGGAAATCACCGTTCGTGTCGCATTCGCCGGTCCATGCGGAGATACCGCCGACCTTGATGTGGCGGAGAAGATTGATCGGCCCGCGGGACGCGCCCATGTGGATCGCGAAGGAATACCAATACCCGACCGTGGTTGTCTTACCGCCGCCCATCTTCCACCTCCTTGCGCGCCGCCTCGACCGCCCGCAGCGCCAGCGGATCGCCCGTCGCTATCAGCCTCTCGGCGTCGCACCCATCCAGCAGGAAGTCCACCCAGGACAGATCGTGCCGGATGAACCAAGCCCGCGTGCCACGGGCGCACAGGCGCGCCGCGCGAACGTGGCGGATGTAGACGCGCAGGGCGGAAGTCACTTCTTGCCGCCCTTCTTGCGAATGGGCGTCACCTGGAAATCACCGTACCAGAGGACCGTCCAGTCTTTCGTCCACACGTCGCCGAAGATCACAGCCTGCGCGGTGCCCTCCGCGTCCTGCGGGAAGTCGAAGTCCTCAAGCGAGTTCGGCTTCTTGGCCGGCGCGCGCCGAGCCATCGAGGCGGTGATCGCATAGGAGATCGCCATCATAACCACGGCGATCGCGATCTGGATGAGGATGCTGACGGGGTCCATGGTTCAGAACACCGGCTCGCCGTTGAACGGCGACTTGCTAGGCATGTGCCTGAAGCCTCCGTAGTTCGGCAGGTTGTTGTAGAGCGTGTCGCAACTCTCGGCGTTGCGCGGGCACCCAGGGTAGGCGATGAACGGCGTGCCGACCGAGAGGCCGTAGGTGCCGCCGAGCAGCGCCACGATTGTTCCAGAGTGCAACGTGATGGCCCGTCGTGCGCGCATAGCGGGTTGGAAATCCCACTCGATGAACCCCCCGTTGAAGCGGCCGTCCGCCAGAGACGACAGAGCGTCAGCAACGATTGTGATACCATCCAGCGCGGTAACCGTGCCGCCTACGGCGTGTGCGGCCTTGTCTACGCCACATCCAGGGCCGTAGAGCGCATGACCGCACTCGCGCTGCCACGTCAGGCGCGCCCCGCCCCGCATGAACGAGGCAAGCAGGGTCTTGCACTTCACCTCGGCCTTCAGCGGCGAGACGCGCTTGACGCGATCCACCAAGCCGGAGAATCGCGTGACCGCATCGTCGCCGCCCCGGTGGTAGCGCGCGACCGAGACCGAGACTCGCTCGGTCGGCGGCACGAGGATGTGCCAAGAGACCATCGGGATGTCTGCCGGCATCTCGATCGAGACCTCATCCGATTGGATGTCATCACTCTGGTTGACCGCGCCGACCTTCATCGGGATGGCTCTGTAGATACGGGTGCCGAGCGTGATGTCGCGATCGGCACTCGTGTAGGTCCACACCTGTCCGCCGCGCGTGAAGGTCGCGAGGAACGTCGCGCGTCCAAGGTAGTTGCTGAGTTCCTGAAAACTGAAGGCGACCATGGCGGTTCACTCCGGGCAGGCGCAGATGCGCCGGAAATCCGTGAAGCTAATCAAGACCTCGATGTCTCCCGCCCCGTCAGGGAATACGCCGAGTTCGACATGGCCGATGTATAGCGGGCCGAAGTTGTTCGAACTCCATTCCAGTTCGTAGGTGAGCCCGGTTCCAAGCGGGTCTCCTACCGGGCCGCCGAAGTTGTCGCACTCGTAGAGCGCCATAGACGATCCATCCCACACGAGAACCAGATGGTAGGGGCTCGGGTGAGGAAAGAACGAGGCAGTCGTGGTCTCGAACGGCAGGGTCCCCTCTGGCCCGCCTGTCGCAGCAGACACCGCCGGGGAGAACGGGATGCGGAACGGCGTGGCGGTCGAGACCGTCAGAGTCAGCGTGCAGGCACCCTTCGCCACGTATCCCGCATCGCAGTCGCCGAGGTCTTCGGCGGGTCCCTGCATGAAGTGAACCATCGGCATAGAACCACCGTCTTCAATTTCGATGGTCATATACAACTCGCCGCCGCCTGGATTGGTGGACTGCACGTTCATGGTGTATCCGAACGGCGACGAGTCATAGAAGTTCGCCACGTCGAGCATCTGTAGGTCGTTGACCCCGCCCGCGCTGCTGAACCAGATGTGCCCGCTGTCGTTGTTCGGCGTCGCGAGGGCGTAGACTATCGCTGTGTCGTCTTCCTGCCAGCCGAAGTTGACAAAGACGTCATAGGGCGTGCAGTTGGTGGCGCCGCACTCCCCTTCTGTCATTTCCGACATCGGCAGAGTCGGGATCGCCCATTCATTCGCGACACGGAGATTCGGCGCTGACCGGAAGTTTAGCGCCACTCGGCTCGCACCATCCGTGTCCGTGGCGTGCTCGATCTCCATGATGTCGCTGTCGAGACGCGACAACGCCATGAACGAGATGCGCGCCACGTTCGCAGGCGTCAGGTCGGCGCCCAGGGCGGCGTCCAACTGGATCGTCTCGGTGCCGTCGATCGTCAGGGCGGAGCCGGTGATCTCGCGAAAGATGTTCGTCCCGTCGCGCATCTTGATCCAGATGCGATCACGTCCGAACCGCGGGCCGCCGAACGCCGTGAAGCCACACAGCGCGACCTCGATCGAAGTATCCGTGTCGTCCGCATCCGCCACTATCTCGAAGTCGTTCGCGAAGGTCGGCAGCCAGAGCAGGCCGCGGCGACCGTCGAGCGCGTAGAACAGCGAACGAATCTCTGCGTGCTCCTGCCGGCCGACGTTAAGCCAGTGGTGGCGCTGAAGCGTGAAGTCGATGCTCGCGGTGTCGTAGCGCCGGGACAGGCCGGTCTCGCCGTCGATATCTTCGAGCAGACGCATGCGGCCGTGCGTGATGTCCTGGCCTTCATCCGGGTGCGTCGTCAGCACCATGAAGCTGTCGTAGGTCGGGTAGGGCAGAGTCACGGCAGCGTCGGTGTAGTCGTTCTCCGTCTCGACAATGAACCTGATCGAGTTCTCGATCGCGCGCGGACCGCGACGGCCCATGCTCGGCATTTCGGCGAGGCGTGCCTTCACGGCAGGGAACAACCGAGTGCCCGCTGGCCAGGACGCCGCCGGGCCAGCGACGAAGGTCAGCGACGTGGGACTCATGGAAGCGACTTCCAAGACCGTGCTGGTGAACTCATCCCGCCACAGCATGACGTGCCCGCCTACCGCGAACTCTCGATACTCGGTCTCGCAGTTGAGCACTGTGTCGCCGATACCAAGTGTTTCAGTCAGGTATTGCGTGTCGTGCCAGACGGGCACGTACCAGGACGATGCTCCCACCGCTCCGACTGCCATGTCAAACAGCGTCCGCACGCGCCCCACCGGGGTCACCAGAGGTTCGAGGTATCGTCGAGGTGACCAACGGGCGGCGAACCGCTGCTCGGCACCTGACGGGCTCGCCAGGACTGCCGTGAGGCACTCCAGGCGCTCCATGACTGGCGTGCGCCAGTTGGGCAGGATCGTCCAGTGCGGGATGTTCTCAACGGCCATGTCGAATCACCCGCGGATCAGGGAGCGCACGGACGGGGCGTGGCGCTGCAGGATGTTGAGGATCACGCGCTCACCGGCCGGGCCGTTCAAGGCGTTGGCTATCTCGTCGTCGCCAATGGCCAGCACGTTTCGCGTCATCTCGACTGTGCCGGCCGGCCCGCTGACCCCTTGGCCTCTGTTGCGGACGTTGCGCGGGTCGTCGCGCGCCAGGACTTCCTCGCCAGTCTGGAGGATGGCCGCGCGCTCATCGCTGCGAAGCCCGCCGACCATACCGCCGCTGTGCATGCGCGGCGCGCCTGCGAAGACGCTCGGGCTGATGCCGCTCCGCACGACGCCGCCGGGTGAACCCACGCGCGCGCCTGTGTGCGCCAAACCGGCTGAGATCGACTTCGTCGCGATGCGGACGAGTTGAAGGACCTGCTCCTGAAGGATGACCTGAGCGATCCCCTTGAGCACGTCAGCGAAGAACTTGAGCGCGGCCTGCCCTGCCGCGTCCCATGCCTCGCCGAGCGTCGTCACCCCGGCAATGACGTCGCCCAGGGCTTGCGCGACGCCATCGAAGAAATTGACGCCCGCCGTGCCGATCGTGTTCTCGATGCCCTGCTTGATCCGCGCCCACTCGGGATTGATGCGCTCAAGTTGGACGCGCCAGAGTTCGATCTGTGCGGCGTTGCCCGACGCGGCAGCGGCCGTGATGTCCCCGTTCGCCCGCGCTGCCTCGTTGGCCTGAGCGTAGGCGTCAATGTTCGCGAGCAAGGCTTCACGGGTCTGTCCGTAGAGCGCGACGATGCGCGCCTCGGATTCCGCGCGAGTCTGCACCCCTTGCTGTTCGAGCGCGTTCTGAGTCTGGATGAACTGCGCGCGCTCCTGGAATTGACGCTGGATATCCTGCTGCGACTGCTGAAGCACGGCGTTGACGCCGGCACGCGATCCGCCCTGCCCGGTAAGCTGCCGATCGGCCTGCGCGATGAGCCGCTGCGCGGCCGAGTT